TCATGACCGGGCCAACAACCGGGTCATCTGGTTCCTCAAGCGGACCGCTGATGTCGACTCTCAGGCTGTCGTCTACTATTACGACTCTCCGCAACGGTGGTCGCTGTACGACGGCAAAATCTGTGGGTTGAACTGTAGCGTAGCCGCCGAAGGCTTCGACACGTCCATCCAGACGATGTATGGGGCGTACAGAAATGGGACAGTGTGCGAAGTCTGCGCCGGGGACGACGACATCGGGTCGACCTTCGCGTCAGAGTACGTTACGGCCTGGCAGGCAATTCAGGAAACAGACCACAGGAAGCGGATGACGGCTATCGATGTGATGTTCGGCGACGCGGGTGGGGTGTCACTGTCACTGGACATCGGCTGGGACTACAGCGAGTCCTACGCGCCAGCCGGCACCTTAATCCGCACGCTGGGCGAGATGGCTGCAGGCGGCTGGGATGTCGGCCTTTGGTCAGACCAAGCCATCGAGAACGCCTGGCCGGGCGTCTCTCCTGCCGGTATCGCGCTGTGGAATAAGACGACGAAGATGGCGGCCCGCTACGCGACAAACGGATCCGGCTTCCTCTATCGCGTGAGGCTCTCAGCTCCCGCAGGCTTTGTGATGCACCTGTCTGGCTGGCGCCCCCACCTCGAAGACAAGGGGACGCGATGACGCCGCAGGCCACAGCATGGGAGGCGAGGCGCGTCCCACGCGAGGCGACGAATGCGGAACTGCTCTACGACATATCCAAGCGGCACAAGTTGCTCCATGCGTCGGCATCGGTGACGGTGATCGGGCTGACCGAAACGGCGCGCGACGCCGAGATATACACTCTATGGGAGGGCGAAGAACAGACGGCCACGTTGGTTGTGTCCAGGATCTCCCACGGGTGGTCAGCCTCGGCCGACCTTATCCCGGTCAGCAAGTTCTTCAGGGGATACTACAAAGATGCTCTGCGTGCGGCCCTGCGGCCTGTGTTCGCAAGTGTCATGGATGCCCACGAGTTGACCAGGGTGAACGCCTGGGTGCCATCGAGCCGGGCTCGCGCTATCCGCGGCCTCGAGGCATGTGGATTCGTCTACGAGGGCGCAATGCGACTCGCCGTGCGACTAGACAACAAAGACCCAGAAGACCTTGTGGTCCTCGGGTTACTGAAGGGGGACTGACATGGGTTTGCTTGGGGCACTAGCAGGTGGCGTCGGAGGATATCTCACGGGAGGTCCGGGTGGCGCACTCGTCGGGGCACTGGGTGGCTGGGGCGACGGCAAGGCGGCGAGGTCCACATCTGGGATGTCGATGAGACCCTGGACTCCTCAAGAGCAGGCGATGATGGACGCCGGCTACGCCGGGATCGCAGCCAACCAGCGGGGGATGTCTCGCGACGAGCAGAACGGGTTCATCTCGCGGGCAACGGCCGACTACTTCAACCCAATGTCCGAGCAGATCACCCAGGGGTATCAAAACGCGATGGGCCAGAACGCAGTCCGCAACGCCCGCGGCGGAATGACGGGGTCTACTCAGGCGTACTACGGGGATCAGGCTACAGCCCGCGGTGCTTCTGGCGCGCTCGGCGATGCGGCAGCGCGGAGCCGGCAGCTGGGCCAGCAGGACTTCTACAACTGGGACACGAATCGCCGTGCCGACCTTAGCTCCGACCTGAACACAGTGAATTCCGGCTGGTCGAACAGGTACGCTGGCTCAGACAGGTGGTCAGAGCAGCCGACGGGCGACATGGCCACCGGCATGGGCCTGTTCGGCGCCGCGCTGGGCGGCGGCTCCCCGTATCTGGACAAGTTCAATTCGATGTTCGGTGGCGGTGGTGGCGGTGGTGGCGGTGGCATGTTCGGCGGGTTCCAACCGCCGTCTGCCTCGTTCGCCCCTCTCGACAAGTCGAAGTGGACGTTGAGGCCATGAGCATGATGGCGCCCAACGGTGCAGCGTTGCTATCTGGGTTCCGGCAGGGCGCGGCCATGCGGCGCTACCAGGACCAGCAGGCCGCGTCAGCCCTGTACCGCCAACAGCAGGCAGCCCAACAGGGCGCGCGCGAGGAACGTGTTGCAGCCGGAGGCATGTTCGACGACAAGTTGGCCCTGGAAAAAGCCTACGACGAGGACTACACGGCGTTCGCCGGGGTTGTATCAAACGCGCGGCCGGGCGACGAGGGACAGATCGCAGACCTAAACAGGCGGCTGCAGAAGCGGTACGCCGGCTACGGTATGGAATTCCCAGACGCCGGCGTGTTCACTAGCGGGGTTCGCAGCGGGTTCGGCAACCGTGCCGACGCAGGATCATATTTCGCCTCTGGCGGCGAGATCGCCAACAGCGGAGTCGCTGGCCAGTTCGCAAATCATATCGCGAGCATCCCATATGATGAGCTTCTCACCGGGGAAGGCCGCTCCGCACACGAACAGAATATCGTCTCGGAAGCAGTCAAGGCAGGACTCGACCCAAAGTGGACTGAACACTATATCGGCAGGCTGCGCACTCGGGCTACAGACGCTGCCACGCGGCGCGACTCCGCTGTCGCTCAGTTGCGCGACCGGCAAACGTACGTCAACGAGGAGATGAAGATCGTCCGCGACCGTGCGGCGATGGCCTTCCGTTCCGGTTCGGCCGGCATCAGTTTGTTCGGCGGCCCGACGTCGGGCATGGACCCAGAGATGACCACGACACTGAACATCATCGCCGCCGCCGCCCAGCGGCTGCTGACTGAGTCATACGACAGAGGCCTCCCGATGTCTGCCGAGGATGCGATCGCTAAGGTTGGGTCGCTCTATCCAGATGTCCCTGCGATCCAGAAAGCAGTGGGCCAATTCGTGAAGACGCCGGATGGGCGCCAGATGCGGCCCACGCCGTTCGCCATCCCAGGATCGCTGGCGCTCCCGCAAGGAGTCGCGACTCTGCCCGCGGCCTCACGGCCTACCCCAGCGGCCCCACAGACCGCCACCGCGGCGCCACCGCCCGCCGACTCTGACACCTATGAGGTGATCGCTGAGGGTTCCGTCAACGGGAAGCGGGCATACCAGGTGCGGTGTCCGGACGGGACCGTTCGCAGTATAACGCCGGAAGGCTGGGAGGCGCTGAAAGCCCAGGCAGAGGGTGGAGCGGCGCGATGAATACTCGCGATGACCTTCTGAAGCCGTTCGCCCTAGATGGCGAGTTCAAGGCTGACCAGATACCAGGGCTGGGCGACGAGTTCATGCTGGACTCAACGGCCTTTGTTCCCGACCCGCTTCCGGCCGCGCCACGCAATGTGAAAGACATGAACCTGCTCGAGCGTTTTGGAACCGACGTTAAGGTCGGGGCTATGGGTGTGGCCGGGGGCCTCGCGCAGAACGCTATCGGGTATCAGGCGGCAAACGCCATCGACCCGAGTTACACGGGGAACGGCGCGTTCAGCAGGGTAACCTCTGGGATGTACTCGCCCCAGCAGGCGCAGTTCGACGCGCTGCCGGACGACGTCTATCGGGTGGAAGCCGAGCAGAGCGCGAAGCAGACGGTGGCGTGGACCCGCGAATGGATGCGCCGGAACGTCCCAGCCGGCCAGAACTTCGGCGACGAAGCCGTAGGCGCGTTCGGCTCGATGTTGATGATCCTGCCCCCGGCGATTGTCGCCGGGCTGGCCGGCGGTCCAAACGCCAGCGCGGCGGTCTCGGCGATGGTCGAGTCAGCGGCCGAACAGGGCAACGTCGAGGCCGAGCTGATCGACCGCTACAAGATGTCCGCGGCCGATGCCCACAACAAGTCGATGTGGGTATTCTACGCCAACCTCCCAGTGGCGTACTTGACCGACAAAGCTCTCCTGCGATTTCTCCCCGACTCCCCCCTGGTGAAGCAGCTGGCCGGCCTGAAAGGGTTTCGGGCGAAGGCCGGGCTCATTGCCAAGGACGCAGCCCTGAACGCCGGCAAGGAGTTCACCCAGGAGTTCACCCAGGAGGGGATCAGCACGGTCGCCGTGGGCGACAAGCTCAAGCTGTCCCCGCTGCTGCACGCCGGCGCGGTCGGCGCAGTCGTGGGCGGCGGCATGAGTTCCCTGGCTGTGCCTGCGGCCGTCCATGCCGACCACAACTACGTCGGGGACCAACTGGCAGCCGGCCTGGAGGAGGGCCCCCTCGGCAGCCGCCCGGCCCTGTACTCGCCCTACGACACCCCGGAGAGCGTGATCCTGCGGCAGCTGGAGGCCGACCCGGCGATGAACCCGCGGCTGGCCCGCACCGCTGCCGAGCAGGAGGCGGCCCAGACCGCCGGGAACGTGACCGACAGCCGGTCCGCTGAGTCTGTCGCCATCCTGCGAATTCTGCCAAACGAGGTGGCCGACACGCGCCCAGGCTCCGCTGCCCCAGGGAACGAATCCCGGCAGGTCAATGAGGACCTGGGCAACGGGTGGGTCAGGGAGGATGGCCGGGCCACTCCGACGCCCGTTGATCTGGGCAATGATGGGGCCTCCGACGTGGGCGCCGCCGATGCCACTGTGGGCGCCCCGGTGGCCGTAGGATCGACGCTGGCCGTGGCCCCGCCCGATCTCCAGGGCTTCAGCTTTCGGCCCGCACAGCGGCCGGTGGAGTCCCCTGGAACAGGTGCCCCAAGGATGTCCAGAGCGGCAGACGTCAGGCCGGATTCCCGGCCGGGCGGGACATTTGACTGGCGGGCGCCGAAATCGTTCTACCTCAAGAGCGCGCGGGTCATCGCCGAGACCATGCCGGACAACATCAAGATCGACTCGTTCGTGAACTTCCTGAAGCGGGCAGGCGTCTCACAGGACGAAATCGACTGGGCCTGGTCCGACTTTGTTGCCAGCCGGCAGCGACAGGGGGACACGACCATCGGCCGCGGGTTGGCGATGTCTAACGCCGACGACGCGCTACAGAACCTCGGCCGTTCGACTGTTGTCATTGACCGCTTCCGCGACTACGCGGGTCGGGGCGAGAATTACCAGACCACCCTAGAATTGCCGCCGGAGGGCGTTGAGTTCGATTTCGAGGCGCACCACTACGCCAACATCGGGCACACGCGGACGACAGACGGCGCGCTGGGGGACGGGACTCCGGTGCGGACGGTCGAGGAAATTCAGAGCGACGCGCACCAGCGAGGACGCGAGCAGGGTTATGGTGCAGCAGACAAGCCACAAGCGATTTTAGACTGGGAGAAAGAGCTGCGCGTCCTGAACGACAAGGGTCGCGAGCTGGTGGATGCCTTAGTCGCCGAAGCAGCCAACGCCCGCCACACATACAACGTGGCCAACGCAGACGCCCCGTTTCTGGGGGCAACTGGCAATACTGAGCGCCTATTCATGGCCTCGCTTGTGTCCCCGACCGCGCGCGACCTGGCCCTCCAGTTACCATACGCCAGCACGAAGATGGTTGTGCTGGTCGACGAGATGGCGGCGTGGGCGCAGTCTTCTGTGCGGGCCTTTGAGCAGCGCCCGACCGGCGCCTATGTCCCGTGGTGGTCAACGCAGACGATCGCCGATTCTGCGTTAGCTGCCGAACGCTTGCGCGACGGAGGATCCCGCAACGGTGAACAGATGCTTGCTGAAGCGGACGAGGTCTACGCCACCGCCGAGCTAGAGGTCGAACGCGCGCACGGCGAGGCCCGCCCCTGGGAGGCGGGTGTTCCCGACATCCCGCACAAGAAGACGTGGCACGAACGCCAGATCAAACGCGCCGTCATCGATGCGGTCGGCGACAACAAGAGCGGCATCGCGTGGACCGGCGGGGTCGAACATGCCGACCGGTATTCGACTGCCATGCGTGGCGCCGTGCAAAGTATAAATTGGTCCACCAAGGACGACCTGGTGGGGAGCCCCTCTACAGCTGTCTACGTCAAACTCAAGAATGGCTTGGTCAAGGCTGTGGATGTCGAGCCAGGCGAGGCCGGGCACCGACAGCTTGTCGAGTATTTCGGGCGCAAGGTCGCCGACGCAATCGTGTCACAGCCTGGTGGTGGACACATCGAAGGCCGCAACCTGTCCATCGGAGCGACTGGGTTCCAGGCGTTCTACGACGAGAAGGTCTCGGGGGCGGTCAAGAAACTGGTCGCTCCGTTTGGAGGATCAGTCGAGAACGATGTCGAGGTGTACGACGCTTCCGGGTCTCAGCGCGAGTTCCCGGTTCACTTTACATCGTTCACCCAGTCCCTGATCGACGCCGTGCGGCGCGAGGGGCTGCCGCTGTTCAAGCGGGCCGCGGCGCGGCAGTCGGCGAAGGCTGCGAAGACACCATCGTTCCACGACGGCCTGGTAATCGTAGAGAAGCCGAAGGGGGCGGCTGCTAAGGTCGCCCGCAAGCTCGGGACCAAGCTCGGCCTCCAGGTAGTGTTCTCAGACGGCGGGGACTTCGACGCCGCCTTCCTCGGCACTGTCCCAGGGTACGCCAAGAACACGGTCATCGTGAACCTGAAGTCGGACAAGCCGCTGTTGGCACTGGTCGCCCACGAAGCCGTCCACTACATGAAGACAGAGCATGGCGAGATGTTCTCAGAGCTGCGCGCGCTCGTAAGGTCGCAGGTGCGAGACAACGCCGGCATGCGCGCCATCATGGCCAAGCACCGCGCCTCATATGAGCAGATGGCCGCAGCTGCCGAGGCTGCCGGAGACACGAAGACAGCCGATAAGTACCGCGCCTTGACCGAGGACGACATGGTCGAGGAGTTCATCGGAGACCTCTTCGCCGAGGCCGCCGGTGACGAGACGTTCTGGGCTCGAGTCGCCGACGAAAGCCAGGAGTTGTTCCAGACTCTGCGCGACCTCATCGGGCGCATCCTGAACGAACTGCGCGCTGTTCTCGCTGAGTACCCGCAGGACCGGACCATCCGCGAGATGCTCGCTGATGTGTCCGCTGTCGAGGCTGCCATGGCGAAGGCCGCGGCATCGATGGGGGTGGCCGAACAGGAGCAGGCGAAGCGGCGGGCCGTCGAGCGCACGAAGCGCGTCAAGTGGCTGGAGTCGTTCCAGAAGACGTTCGGCAAGAAGATCAGCGTGGCTTCGGCGAGGAACGAAACAAAGGCTATCGACAGGCTCGTCCGCGAGGGCGTGAAAACGCTGACCACCATGGCCAATGATTTCGGGGCGGACCCGGACAACTTCCGCCAGTGGTATCGCGAGGACATGGCCAGAACGTACTCGATCCTCGAGAACGAGATCCCCGGCATCAGCACGGACCCGCAGATGCAGAAGCTGATGACCGTGTTCTTGGCCCTGACCAGCCCACGGCAGTCTGCTGCGGTCAACTTTAACCAGGCCGTCAGCGTGATGCGGGAGTTCGTGAAGACGGGCACGATGCCGATCCGCACTGACGTGTCAGACTCCGGCAAGACCAGGCACGCGCTGTGGTCCGTCGAGCCAGGTGGCCGCAAGCAGATCGTCGGCGGCAAGCAGATGACCGCGATCATGCGCTCGGCCATAAAGGCCGAAGAGGCCATGGGCCGGTCCGGAGACTGGCGGGCATTCGTTGACTGGCTGTCGGAGCAGCACACCTACGACGAGTTCGTGCAGGTGTTCGGCAAGCCAGCGGGTGGCATCAAGAAAGGCGGAACTTCCCTTGGCGCCCTGCAGTATGGGCCCAAGGTCGCCCGCTTCTTCGAGAACCTGGCCGGCGTCCACCGGTCCCCGGTGCTGGACGTGTGGTTCACGGCCTGGGCGTATGCCCGGCTCGGCGATCTGCTCGTCACGAAGCAGGTTCCCGGTGAACCGCTCAAGGGGTTGTTGGCCCGGCCGAAGCGCGAGGCCCGCGGCGTACCTGGCGGCGTCAGGGCTTGGGCCGTCTTCGATAAAGCCATCGAACAGCTGGCCGATAAGATGGGCGAGATCACGGGTGAAGTGTGGGGGCCGGACGAGGTCCAGGCCACCTTGTGGGACGCCGAGAAGGCGCTGTACCGGCAGAAAGGGTTTGAACCCGAACGGGTAAACCAGTATCATATAGCTGCCCTCGACAGGGCCAGGAGGAACGGCTATGGACCAGAAGCAGAGGCAGTCCTTGCTCGCATCGGCGAGTCCCGCGGCCCGCGCCGGCTACGAGAAGCTGGACCGAGCAGGTCTGCTGACGGACGAGATGCTGGAGGCGCTGGGGGCGCTGGGGTCGACCCTGTCGCAACTGGCGCCAGAGGACGACGATTCCGAGGCGCTACCGCCCGGAGCTTGGGACAGGGAAGCGGCGATAGCGGCGTCGGCCGCACGGCATGGGATGTCAATCGAGAAGGCCAGGGAGGGCTTCGACTACTTAGGGGCGTAAACGTCCCGGTCGTCGCTGAGTACGCCCCTGGGCCGATCTTCGACAAGGTCGCCCGCGGGCTCGGCGGAACGTACTACAAGCCCGGCAAGTTCCTCGAGATCAGAGACCCCCAGTTCTTCCACGACCAGCTGGCCGCTGCAGCCGCCGCTGACAAGCGCGGCCTGGCCGTGACGGTCTTTCCGCCCGAGTACTACGGCACCGAGGGGGTGCGGACCTTCGTGACCGAGAACGGGTCCGCTGGGTTCGCGATTGCGCCCAACGGGGAACTCGTCTCTGTGTTCAAGCACCCCAAGCGCGCGGCCCCCTTCGGCGTCGGCACACACATGACCATGCTGGCCGTCGAGCAGGGCGCCCGGCATCTGATGGCGTTTGACACACAGATCCCTGATCTCTACGCGCGCCCTGGCTTCCGCGTCGTCAGCCGCATCCCGTTCGACGACGACCAGGCCCCTGACGGGTGGTTCGGGCCGGATGGCGAGCCCATCGAGGAGTTCCGCGAGTTCAACGGTGGCCGGCCCGATGTCGTGTTCATGGTCTACGACGGCGGGGAAGCGGCTGCGCTGGTCGAGCGCATCGACACCTTCCCCGTCTACGCTGAGTACAAGGCGAGCGTCCCTTACAGCCAGGACTACGACGCGGCCGAGGTGGTCCAGATGGCCGAGGTCGCCCGGCTGGAGAACGATGACGCCGGAGGCGTCGCCCGCTTCTCCCGCCCCCCCACCGGACCAGGCCCCGCCAGCACCGCGATCATGCAGCGCGAGGATGCCCTCCGCAAGGATCTCAAGGCCGAAGCGAAGAAGACCTGGGGCGACCGCTGGCACGCAGTCAGGGCCGCTCTGTTCGACGAGATCGGCGCCCTGGACTGGCGCATGGTCGAGGCCATCAATGACGCTGCTCCCGTCCAGCGCAAGCAGGCTCAGGGGCTGCTGAAGCGCGCCGGCAAGAACGTCTACACGATGCAGCGCCTGGCTGCCGCGGCGCCGTCGCTGGCCGCAGCCTTCGTGCGGCACGGCATACCGTCGGCCACGAACACAGACGAGATCGTCCACATCGGGCTGGACGAAGTCCTGGCAAAGCACGGCATTGACACCGAGGCCAAGCAGCGACTGCTGGACATCGTCCTGGTGGCCGGCCAGCTCGAGGACTACGACACCGACGCTCAGGGAAACACCCGGCTGCGGTCGGACGGCAAGACGACGCTGGTCTCCGCGAACAAGCTGGTCGAATACCGGCGCGCAGCAGCCGAGATTGTGGCGAGTCCTGACGGGGCGGACATCTTGGCCGCAGCTCGCGAGGTGGCGTCGTTCAACGAGGCATTCCTAAAGTGGTGCCGGGACATGGGCACCGTCTCGCCGACGCTGTTCAACCTGGTCACCGACATGTACACGCGGTGGGTGCCGCTGCACCAGTTGGCGCTGGTCGGCCCAGACGGTCGGCCTCGCGGAGGTCGTTCCGGCGTAAAGGCCGCCCCCGGCCTGCAGCACGCTACCGGCTTCGACCTCGAAACCGTGATCGCTTCGCCACTCGAGACGATCCAGCGCAACGTCCACTACATGGTCACGGCCGCTATCGAGAACGAGGTAAAGCTCGTCATGGCCGAGTACGCCCCGCTGTTGCCTGGGGTGATCGACCGTGCCCGGCCGAAGATGGCGGCCCAGACGATGACCGTCGCCGAGGGCGACGAGCTGGTCGGGGCGGCGGTTGAGGCGGCCATGGACTCGGCCGGACTGACCGACCATACCATCCGCGACCTGATCGGAGCCAGCCTGACGACCGCCCAGTTGAGCGCCCTACGCTCGATGTGGCGCGTGTCCACGTTCCAAGAGGACGGCGTCATCGCCTACCGTAAGGACGGCGACATCAAGTACCTGAAGATCGACGCGGTGTTGTTCGACCTGTTCAAATCGCTGAGTAACCGTGGTTCGCACCAACTGCTGGACCTGCTGTCGCTGGCCACCAAGATCCAGCGTGCGGGCATCACCTCGACCCTCGGGTTCGCGTCGTCGAACCTGATGCGCGACTACCGCCAGGCTATTGTCATGAGCGAGACCGTCCCGTACCCGGCTGAGATGTGGAGGGGGTTGGTCGCCGCCGTCAAGAAGGACGACCACTACTGGCGGTGGATTTACTCCCGCGGCGGTAACGTGGCAGCGGTGGCGCCAGACAAAGCGATCGAGCGCATCCGCAGGCTCAACCAATCGAGTTCCGGCCAGTTCGCCTACACTGTGATGCACCCTGCAGAGTGGCTGCACCTGATGCAGGTCATCGGGGAGGGCTCCGACTCAATCCCCCGTATCACGGCGAACATGGCCAGAAGGCGCGCCCTCGGCCGCGAGCCGGCGGCTGGGCGCAGCCCGCAGGATCTGCGTTACCAGGCGTCATTCGGTTCGCGGCAGGTGAGCCTGGACTTCCTATCTGGCGGGACACTCATCCGGCAGGCCAACAGAACCATCTCGTTCCTGAATGCCAGAGTTCTGGGCCAGAAGCAACTCGTCATGGCCGTGAAGACGCGTCCGGTACGCACAATGGCGATGGCCATGCTGGTGTACACCGTTCCTCGGCTCATGACGTGGTGGTGGCAGAAGGACGAGGAGTGGTACAAGCGGCAGCCGGCATGGATGAAGTTCGGCTACTACATCTTCCCGATGGACGCCGAAGGGAAAAACCTCGCGCTGTTCCCGAAGGGGCAGGAACTGGCCTACCTGTTCGACAGCTCTGTCGAGGCCATGCTGAATGCCTGGTACAACGAAGACCCGAAGGCTGTCAGCGACTGGTTCATGCAGTTAGCCAAGGGGCTGAACTGGGTTGACCTGCCGACGGCCATCAAGCCGGCCTACGAGGCGATGGTCAGCAACCACAACTCGTTCACCGATGGGCCGGTCGTTTCTCAGCGGCTGCAGCCAGTGCCTCCCCGCTACCAGTATGACGCGACATCACCAGAGATTCTGAAGTTGGTTGCCGACTCTTACCCAGGCAGGATCATGCGCGTGTCACCGCTGAAGTTGAACCACATGGTCAGCGGGTACTTCGGCACCTGGGGCAAGACGGCTGTGAACCTGGCGTCAGACGCGCTGACGCTGGCAGACCCGAGCAGGAAGCGACCAGTGCGCAGCCGCCACAAGATGTTCGGGATCATTCCCATGGAGAGAACCTGGCTCGTTGGCAGGTACTTCCGGTCTTCGATGGCCGCGTCATCTGTGTACGTCGACCGCTTTGACAGCGCGCTGAACGAGTCGGTGGCAGCGACCCGCACGCTGAAGACCGGGATGATGAAGAACCGCGACCGGCCGGACGAGATGCGGGAGTTGGTCGAGTATGATATTGAGAACCTCCTCCTGTTCAAATGCATGAACAACGCAGCCGACGACATTCAGGCCGTGGTCGAGTACGTGGGCCTGATCGAGTCGGAGCCGGAGGGAGAAGGGAAGTTCACCGGCGACGAGAAGAGGGACATCCGCGATGCCCGCATGGCCGACATCGACGTGATGGCTCAAACAGCGATGCACGAAAGGAAAATGGTCATCGACTGCCTCGCTACAGACCCATCCTATAGGAAGCAGATGGTTGACGAGGCGCTGGCTGGCGTGGAGAAGGCACTGGCAGACTTCGACAAGGCGATGACCGATCACAAAAGGAGCGGCGAATGGCAGCAGGAACGATAGCACGGTTCGGGGCGTCGCCAGTGCGGCTGCAACCTATTGTACTGGAAGAGTACAACAAGGAGCTGAACGGGATCATCCTCGGACACAATGAACTGTTCGACGAATTCGACGACCTGCGAGACGTGGCCACTGGCACCGGAGGACACGGGGAACGGTTGACAACGGCCGAGGAGGCGATCGACGTTATCGAGGAGGACGTCGGGGAGATTCGCGAAGAGGTCGCGGCCATCCACGCGCAGGTTCTAACGGGGCACGTCACAGTGTCTGGCACGTTGACGCACACGGTGAGCATGGACACCCCCATTGTCTACCTATCGGCCACCAACGACTATCTTACAGTGACACTTCCCAACCCTACAGGGCTGTTGGCCGGTCAACGGGTTGAGGTGCAGTCCAGCAGCGGTGTTCTAGGTGTGACAATCGTTGTCACCTTGGCCAACGGGGCTACTTACGAGATAGAGGCTTTAGGCGGGAGCGCGCCTTGGACCGCAACGATAAACATGAACGGCACGACACCGCTTTGGGCGGTCTCGCTCAACACCGCGCAGCGCTACGGTACGCTAGAGTTGACAGGCCCTATTGCTTACGGTATCGCCCACTATCTATTTGCATCGATCGACACTCTCAATGTTCTGCTGACCAGTGAATCCGACGTCTCCGTTATTGTCCTGCCAGACGTCCAATCCATCGGGAACCGTACGATTCATGTTCGGGTGTACGCGGATGGCATGGCCTACCACGGACACCTGCAAATTCGTAACCACACTGACGGCAACATTGTGACCATAGAACAGGCCGTCCACACTGTCTCCTGGTACAAGTTCTGTTCGGACACTGGCACGAACAAGTGGCGCTACAGGGCCGAAACATTCATCGAAGACTGAGGGAGGACGAAGATGTCGATCAAACGTCTACTGCTGATCGTGGCCGCGGTCGCTATCTCTGCGACGGTGTTCCCCGTACATACACTCGCTGCCGCCGACCAGACCATCGCGACGCTGAGTCTCGGCATCGGGACCACCTACGCGACGGCGACTGCAGACACGGTGATGGTAATCATCCCCAGCGGGTGCACGGCTGTCCGTATTTGGACAGCGAATGCGTCGCTGGCGACGTTCGTGCGGTTCTACTCGACGACCGAGGTGTCCGGCAGCACCATTACCTACAAGCCGATCCCGCGCGACGCCGCCCATAGCGGTTCGTCGTGGTACTTCGCACTCATGAACTCGCCGACAGACCTCCATGGGTGGAATGAATATGGAGGTTTGAAGTCGGTTGACCGGCTGACGCTCAAGTCCGGGACCGGCGTTACCGGAGCATGGACCGTCGAGGTTCGCAAGTGAAGCTCGCAGCGTTTGCGCTTTTGGCGTCGGCGTGGCTGCCCCCGAGCGCGTGGGATTGGCAGCCCCCGCCGTCAGTCGGCGGCGTCCCGTTCTTGTCTGCAACGGAGCGTGTCTGGGGATGGCAGTCCCCCGTCGCTGTGCGGCGGCAGCCTAACGACTACTGGTGGTCGCACACCTGGCGCGCTAACCTCAGCGGATACGCGGCGCCAGTCTCAGACGGCAGCGCAAACGCCATGGTTGACGATCCGTACCACTACCACCAGTGGCCGCTGTCAGAGGGATATTTGGACATGCCGCGGGCGTGGGCGGTCACCGTCGGGTCCACGGACGTTGTCGTGGCGGTCGCTGACATTGAGTTCGACTGGCGCCACTACGATCTGATCGGGAATGTCGCTGTGAACGAGGCCGAGCGCGGTGGCCTCGCCGGGGTCGACGACGACGGCAACGGACTGATCGACGACATCCGAGGGTGGGACACTTATGACTGGGACGCGGAGACCTACCTGCCGTATGGCAGCGACGCTATCCAGCACGGGACGACGATGGGCAGCATCCTCGGGGCGATGACGAACAATGAGCCGTGGACGAAAAACGGTGGGTCGCCAGACGATATCAAGTTCAGAGGAGGCATCGCCGGGGTGGCATGGAACTGCCGGCTGTTACCCGTCAAGTACCTGAGTGATCCAGGCTCTTCACTGGCCGAGACGACCAACTACATGGCAGAGTATATCGTCGATCAGAAGGCCCGCGGACTGCCCGTACGCGTCGTCTCTGTCTCTGCGATTAACGAGAGCGAGTACATCTGCTGGCGGTTGCGCGATGCTGGAATACTTCTGGTCGTTGGTGCCGGGAACAGTAACAACACGGTGGTGAATACCGCCAGTGCGTACCCAGGTGTCGTTGTAGTCGGAGCGGTATCTGACGCCTACGCGAAGTCGACGAATTCGTTCAGTTCATCCTACGGGTCAGGCGTTGACATGGTTGCCTACTCCGGTACTGGCATGACCGGCTACGCTGATCGGGGTGGATTCCACGGTACGGACTATGACGAGCCGATCTGGTATCCCAGAGCGGGGCTCTCCCGTCCGACGTTTTGGACGCTCGGGTGGCACGGAGACGCGGAGTACATGGAAACGTACTCAGAGGGTGCCGTGACGTTCGCAGGGAACTTTGTCAATCGCGTCGAGGGACAGCGCATTTACGGCATCATCCCGCAGGAAGCGCTGACTTCGGGGGCCACGCCACAGGTTGCCGGCGTCGCCGCACTGTTGTTCTCGTACCGTCCAGAGCTTACGCCACCGCAGGTGGTGTCGATGCTGAAGCGCGGATGCCGAAATATCGACCAGTACAACACGGATCAGTGTGGCGGCGGCCCGTGTGCTGGGCTGCTTGGCGCCGGAGCACTCAGCGCCTACAGGGCTCTGACATTGTGGGGTGCTGTGGGTGACACAGTTCTATCGGGAGACGTGTACATCTCTGGCGACGTGTGGGTGCGGCCAGGCAAGACGGTTACCTGCAGCCCAGGAACGCGGTTCTTTGTCGCACCCGACGACATCTACGAGGGAGACATCGTCGACGACGGCGCGGCCGACGGTGTGAACTGCTACCCGTGGCTGGCGATCGACACGACCGAGTTCACGAATGTTCCAGCCTCGTCCACCCCCCCGACAACCTCGGTATATGTCAGCGGGACATTTGACCTCAGCGGCGCAGTGATGTACGGGTGGCGTGACAGCCCTGTTCCTGAGACCTGGGGCGGCGTGTACGTCCAGGAAGGCGGGGCAGTCATTGGTGACCACTACGACCGCGTCCGCGACTCAAAATCAGGCGTCGTGGAGGCCTCAGAATGAATACATGCGCCAAGCTCGCAGTGATTGCCTCGCTGATAGCACTTGCTGGGGCTGCGGTGGGTGCCGAGCCCCGGCCGAAGGTCTGGCTGTCTGCTGACGTTGCGCACAATGTCAGTGTTAACGTGCGGACCTGGTCGGCCACATCCCCGCCCGACAGTCTTACTGTCTTTGTGCGCAACGATACGTATCCAGAGCGTAAGACGCCGACCTACGGGTGGATGTTTGAAGATGGGTACGGGGGGACGCAGCTACGAGATACAGAGCACGACTCGGTTGGTATCTCCGTAACGTCCTCGTTGGGGTACTACCCAGCCATATCTTGGCCGACGCAGGTAATGGTGCGCGCCGGCGCCGGTGATCTCGAGGTGCTCGGGGCCGAGGACAACCTGGGCCTCCCGGCGTTGGTCACGCCTGCGTTGGTATCGGCCACTACACCGACATGGTCTCACAGCGCGACGGGTACGCTGAACCTGGCGTTCACGGCCGTCGCCAACTCCCCGACGTATCTCACGTGGCAACTTTGGAAGGTGGGCGATCCATTCGCTACGATGCAGGGATCTGGTATCGGCCCGGCGACCACCCATGTTGTGAGTGTGGCCATCCCCGTGTTCGCGCCCGATGGCGACTACGATGTCCGCGTGCGCCTGCAGGACGGCTACTACAACTGGAGTGGTTCTATCACAGACCCAGAGACCATCGGCACGATCTCAATCACGGCCGCCGAAGACCAGACGTTCACGGTCGTGTCCAGTAGCCACTCTGTCTATTGCCCAGAATCTGGATCATTCACACAGTTGGTGACAACGAACGTCGCAGGGCGAGATCAGATGCGGTGGCGGCTGTCCGGTTCAACGCCGTGGACCACCGGGGACTTGGGTGGGTTCAACCAGACAGTGATGCACTGGCACATGTTCGGGCTGTTTGCTGGCGAAGAGGACGACTGCTCCCTAATCTCCGGCACACTGTGGAATGTGCAGTTCCGGCTCGGGAACTTGGACGATTCGTTCACTGACTGGGTCTCCCTCCCTGACGTTGACGTGCCAGAGTAACATTCAACAGAGCCGCCGGCCATACTAGGAGGACCACGTGGAGATGAGCGAATCGAAGATCATCGAGATATTTGAGCGGCTGGGCGGCATCGACGCCAAGCTCGACGCTCTCGCCAAGCCGGGAGCCATCTGCGCTGTTCACACGGAGCAACTGACTGGCGTGGACCGACGCCTGGCAGATGTCGAGCGTCGGGTGGTGGCGGTGCAGACGGTCGTGGGGAAGAAAGAGTTGGTTGTAGCTTGCTTCGGTGCGCTGGGGTTCGGCTTCGCCAGGTTCGTCCGCTACCTGTGGACGAAGGTGGCGGCATGACCCAGTCGCGTTACACCTACTTCACCGTCGAGGAATTGACCTGCCGCTGCGGATGCGGGCAGATGAAGATGAACAACGAGTTCATGCTGAAACTGGTGGCGCTGCGCGACCTGCTCGGGTCATCGATGCCTGTCTCGTCTGGATACCGGTGCCCGTCGCATAACGCCGCCGTGGGCGACACGGGTCTGAACGGCCCACACACGACAGGTTGCGCGGTCGATGTAGCTGTCAGCCGGGAGCGTGCCACGGCGCTCGTCAGGGCTGCGCTTGGGTTGGGCTTCCGTGGCATCGGCCTGAAACAGCACGGGCCGGACGCGGGGAGGTTCGTCCACCTGGACACCATCCAGACGCGGCCGGCGCAGATAATCTGGACCTACTGAAGGAGCAGACGATGGAAACAATGATCGGCTGGCGGAAGCTCGGGGCGTGGGGACTGATTTTCCTCTTGTGCGCCATTGTGACGGTGCGGCTCGTCTGGACTGGCCAGGTCCAGGACATCCCTGCCGGGGTGCAGCAAGTTCTCATCTGGGTCACGTCGGCCTTCTTCGTGTTGAACGTGGTCGGCGAACACATGGGCACCAGCCCGGCGCTGGACATGAAGGCCCAGGCGAGCGAGCGCAACGCGGACGGGCAATGATGCGCCGTTGGTGGGCCGTGATCGTGGCGGCCCTGGCTGCCCTCGCAGCGATCGCCAGCCGCCGGGGTGGGCGGTGGGAGGCCCGCGCCGTCGAAACGCAGGAGCGGGCAGAGCAGGCAGGCCAGCAGGCCATCAGAGACCGGGCCCGAGCCGAGGCGGAGGTTATCCTTGAGGACCTCACGAAAACTCGCGAGCAACCTGGCGCTGATCGGTTGGCTGGCGCTCTGGAGCGCGCCCGCCGGCGCCGCGCCGATAGTGACCGCGCCAACGGCGGCACAGGCTGACAGCCTGGTCTGGTACGTCGAGCAGCTCGAGGCCGACCTGCGGCTCTGCCGGGTCCACGGCGGTGCCCGGTCCGACTCGCTGGCCCTGCGGCTGGAATTCGTGAGTGAGCGCCTGGCGTGGGCCGAAGAGGACCGCCGGCGGTGGTACCAGGACCCCCGGTTGTGGTTCCTCGCCGGCGCCGCGGCGTCCGTCTTTGTCCTGTCCTGGTCCTTGCAGCTGTCTTTCTAGGCTACCCGCTGAAGATCTGACAGCTCCCGGACTTTTGCCGCCAGCGGCGATGGTCCCAGGGCTGCGATGATCTCTTCCCACTCGTCCACTGTCAGAGCAAGGTTCTCGTCGTCAGCGCTGGCGCCGGCTACCGTGGCGGTCATCGCGCGGTTGGCCCTCTCCATGTTGTTGCGGACCTGGTCCATGCTGCCAGAGTGGGTATAGACCGCGGTCGAGGCGATGTCCGCGTGGCAGAGCGCCTCGCCGATGAGCGCCTGGTTCACGCCGAGGTCCGCCTGCACTGACCCCTGCGTCCGCCGCAGGTCGTGCATGGTCAGGCCCTCGAGGCCTGCCAGATCCAGGATGCTGTGCCAGCTGTTGCGCAGCGCGCCCAGGTGGGGCGCCCCGCCCTTGCCTGGGAACACGTACTCGCCCTCGCCGGCGGCCGTGGCGTACCGGCGTTTGATGATCTCTACCGCCTGGGAGGTCAGGGGGATGGTGTACTCCCGGCCGGACTTCGTCTTGGTCGGGGGAACGGTCCACACGCGGCGATCGAGGGAGATCTCAGCCCACCGCATCGTCCGGACGTTCGCGCTCCTGGCACCGGTGAACAGCATCATCTTGATCGCGTCGGCCACGGTCGGGTGGTAACCAGGGACCAGGTGCGGGTGCTTGAGGTACGCGAACTGATCGAGGGCCGTCCAGAAGGCCTCGAACTCGGCCGCGTGCAGGCGGCGCGTCCGGGGGCGGGGGATTCGCGCGCGCTTGACGTTGGTCAAGGGGGAGGGGTAGTTGTCGGGCAGGATCTCCTGCTTCACGGCCCAGGTATAGATGCTCTGCAGGACGATGAAGGCTTCGTTCACGGTGCGGCCAGACATGTGCTTTTGCAGGGCGCTGCGCAGGTTCTCGATGTCCTTCGGGCGGACCTCGTGCAGGAACTTGCTGCCGACGGCCTTGCGTAGGTGGCGCCGGTAGTAGCTGTCCCTGTTGTACATGGTCTGCTGGACGTTGTTGTTAGGATTGGCGGCGTAGATCGTTGCCCAGGCCTCGTTGAGGGTCATATGCTTCTGGACGGCCTTTTGGGCGACCTCGCCGTTGATTCCCAGGGCGGCGCGCTTGACCGCGTACTGGTCGCGGGCCTGCTTGACGGTCATCAGCGGCCGGCTGTTCTGGTGGGGCTGGAATACGCCCAGTCTCTCCTGGCGCCAGCGGCCGTCGTACCAGATCTTCAGCCAGAAGCTCTTGTGCCCGGACGGGGCCACGCGAATGAAGAGGCCGGGGGTACGCTCGTCCTGGATGAAGAACCGCTTTTCGGTGGGCTGGATCGCCTCGAGGCGCGGGTCAGTGAAGCTGATCATCGCTGCCATTGTCGGTCTCCCTTCGGACTCGCGACAGCGCCTTGTGGCGCGATCATGTGCACAGGACTGAAAACGCTCGTGCACCGTACGTGACGTAAAATTTGGCTGATCGGGGGCGCTTTCGCGTGACGCCAAACTTCGCGCCGTCACTTAGATGATCGGCACAAAGGCATGGCGAGTCAACCGATAACGCGCCACCAGTGACGCCCGGTGACAATGTACGCGCATCACGAAATATCAATTCCTAATCTGGGGGTCGCAGGTTCGAATCCTGTCGGGGGTACCACCAACCTGCACTGGCCCAACACGTTACGGCTGCGAAAAAAGACCTGACCACGCCAAAATTGACCGGGTACCGGTGGTGACTCGTAAATCAAAAAACGGCCCCGCGAGCTTCCCTAATTTTCACCGAATTTGGGCAAGATGAATCGATGGCGTGACCCGCCGGGAGGGTCCGTGCGCTTGGGTGTCTCCGGTGTTCGGGGAGGTGAGATGGGGCGGTATGATCGGACAGGGAGCCCTTATACGTGTCTCTTTAACTCGTCTATCGCCCCATCAACAGCGGCCTGCATCAGGTCGATCGCGTCCAGCATGGACACCCGGCCTTTCACCAGGCCCAGCCGCTGCTCGATGGACTGCTTCGTCTCGGATGCTGTGAAGAAGGGGGCGTCAGCCGTCAGCCGGAAGCGGACGTACTCGCTCGAAAGGTCGGGAATGGAGGTGGCGACGGCGCGGATGAATTTCTCAGGTATTCCGCCGGGGTTGGCCAAAAACTGTGAAATCGCTGTCGGGCTGTAGCCGATCATGTCCGCGAGCCCCCGCTGGCTCGTCCGCGTCCGTTTCATCCAAGACGCAAGTGTCGACATGAAGGCAAGTTTGCCCGCCGACGCCGTGACTTCATAGCGATCGTGGCTCTCGTCAGTCTTGGATCGTTCGCGCGCCATTTTTGCCTCCACGAATCGCCTCCGATTACATGAGATGATACTCGGTGCTTCGAGATACCACAACGGTGAACACGACGCGAAGATTTATGTTGACTGTCCACCATCGCTGTTGCTTTATACCGCATCACTGTTGTTCACGTTCTGTCTGGGGGTACCCGATGACTCACGAGCCCAACCTACTCACTCCCGTGGAGGCCGCCGAAATCCTTCGGGTCACGCTCGGCACACTCCGGAACTGGCGCTACCACCGCACTCACATCCGCTTCGTCAAGGCCGGCCGCCTGGTCTTCTACCAGGCCGAAGACGTCGACGACTTCCGCGAACGCTTCCACCGCATCGTCGAGGTTAACCAGGGCGACGAGCCCAGGCCGACCCGCCGGCGCCGCGAGACCACCCCCGACGGCATTGTGGAGGTGCACGATCATGAGTAACCTGCTCACGCACTCCCGCATGGCATGCTTCCGCAGTTGCCCTCGCAAGCACTACCTCAGGTACGAGCTCGGTCTGTCATCCGTTGTCGAGGGCGCCCCGCGGCGCATCGGCAGCGCGTTCCATGCCGCCCTCGACGCGGCCGACAAGGGCCTCGAGGTCTCGTTCGAGTCCCTCGGCATGGCGGACGAGTACGAGATCGCGATGGTCGCCGCGATGCTCGACGGCCACAGCAGCCAGCAGGCTGCGGCCGAGGACGGCATCGAGGCCGTCGAATCCGAACTCGAGTTCGACCTGCCGCTGCTGAACCCAGAGACAGGGAAGCCGACGCCCGTCTGGCGCTTCTGTGGTGTCATCGACCGCATCGTCAAGCTGGCCGACGGCCGCCTGGCACTGATGGAGTACAAGACCACCTCGCGGGACTTCTCGCCTGGAGCCGAGTACTGGCTGAATCTGCACATGGACATGCAGCTGTCGCTGTACGTGATCGCCGCGCGCGCGCTGGGCTACGACGTCGAGACCGTGCTCTACGACGTGACTCGCCGGCCGGGTATGAAGCCGCTTCGGGCAACACCCGCCGAGTCTCGCAAATTCACGAAGGACGGCGCTCTCTACGCTAACCAGAGGGCCAACGACGAGACACCTGACGAGTACTACGACCGCATCATCGCGGACATAGATCTGCGCCCTGAGTACTACTACGCGCGCATCGAGATCGCTCGTCTGGACCAGGACATCGCCGACTGTCGGGCCGAGGTCTGGCAGCAACAGCAAGCGATCCGCGAGGCGCAGCGGACCAAGCGCTGGTACCGCAACCCTGGTAGCTGCTACGGGATGTTTCCCTGCGATTACCTGCCGATCTGTCTCAACCGAGACATCGAGACGACCACGCCCAACGGTTTTGTGCGCGTCGTCGACGTGCACCCGGAGCTGTCAGCTGCCACGAGCGAAGGCTAGTTCGCTCAGCCACGCGCCGGGGCTAGCCGGCGCAACCTCACAAGCAAGGGGACTCCATGAACACACAACGGACATTGCTCCCGCCTCCGCCGCCCAGACGGGCTGGTGGCCAGGTAGCCGAGATGCCGACGCCTGAGCCTGCATCGTTCGCAATCATCTCTGGCAAGGTGAACTCGCCACAGCGGTGCGTCGTTTACGGGCCAGGGGGAATCGGCAAGAGCACGCTGTGCTCGCTGGCTCCCAGGCCTGTCTTCCTGGACGTCGAGGGAGGCACGAAAAACCTCGACATACCGCGCGTCGAAGGCATCCGCAACTTCGCCGACCTCCGCGAATGTTTGCAGGGCCAGGCCCTGGACGGCTTCGGGACCATCATCCTGGACAGCGTGACCAGGGCCGAGGAGATGGCCATCGACCACGTGATCCAGAACGTGAAGCACGAGAAGGGCCACTCAGTAACGTCGCTCGAGGGCTACGGATTCGGGAAGGGACTCTCACACTCCTACGACAAGTTCCTGCTGCTGCTGTCTGACCTCGACAGCCAGGTCCGCCGCGGCCGTCATGTCATCCTCATCGCCCACGACTGCACGGCCGAAGTTCCAAACCCAGTTGGCGACGACTTCATCCGCTACGAGCCGAGACTTCAAAGCCCGAAGAGCGGGAAGTCCTCGATCCGCAACCGCGTGGTCGAGTGGGCCGACCACGTGATCTTCGTCGGCTACGACGTCGTCTCGCAAGACGGCAAGGGGAAGGGCGCCGGTACGCGCACGATCTACACGTCGGAGATGCCGACGCACATCGCCAAGTCGCGTCGCGCAGCGCTCGCGTTGCCGTTCACCGGGCCCGCCGATGGCGACATCTGGGGCCACACGCTGGGGGTGCAGTCATGAAGATGCTCGACCGCGAAGGCATGTTCAAAGCCATGCCCGAGAACTGGGGCCTGCAGAGCAGCGAGAGCAGTCAGTCGGTTGCCCTGGTGATCACGTTCCGCATCGTGGCTCAGTTCCAGGGTGGCACCTGGGAGGACTGGTCCGGATACGAGGAACACCAGATCGTCGGCTATTTCTACATCGTCAAAAAAGACGGCCAGGTGAACGCGTCGACGGTGGAGAACCTCGCCAAGTCGATCGGGTGGGACGGGAACCTCAACAGCATACAGTACGGTCCGCCGGCTGTGGTCTGCCAGCTCACCGTTGCCGAGGAAGAGTACAACAACAAGGTCAAACTGAAGGTGCAGTGGATGAACCCCGAGGACCACATGCCTGGTCCGAAGGTGGCTCCGCCAGCTGAGGTGATCCAGCTGAACGCCAGGTACGGATCGCTGCTGCGGGCCGCGGCTGCGGCGGCCAAGCCGAAATCCGCTGCGGCAGTGAAGCCGGCGCCGCCGGCGTTGCCGAAGCCGGCGAGTCCGACGCCGGCGCGGAAGCTCGACGCGAACGCGGCCATGGGGGACGACGACCTCCCTTTTGATGGGCGGCCGGGGACTGTGGCTAACGCCGCCGCTTCCGGCCGCGTTGGTAGCGAGGCGGGCGCGCCTGCGGGCGAGCCCACCGAGTGAATGATGCCGCCGGCGGGCTGGGCTTGTCAGCCCCGCCGGGCACGGTCTGGTTCGTCGGCGGCGCCACCATCAGCTGAACGCATGCACGGAGGACCACTGCGATGACCACGAAGACCAGAGCGACAGAGCCGCCCAGCCTCGACAGCACGAAGGCCTGCCGGGTGTGCGGCGTCGAGAAGACGCGCGACAGGCGGCACTCGATTTGCCGGCCGTGCGCCAACGCCAGGCTCAGGGCCTGGAAGCTCGCCACCGGGTGGACCCGCAACCGCCGCTGGCCGGCCGGAGGGGAGGCATGAGGACGCGGCAAGTGCACAAAGATTTTTGGTTGAGCGAGACCGTCGCGTCGCTCGACTTTTTCGAGCGGCTTCTGTTCATCGCGCTGTGGGGACTGGCCGATCGGGAGGGCCTTTTGCTGCTCAAGGCCGGGCCGATCAAGGCCGCGGCGTTCCCGTTCGACGACGTGACGGCAAAAGAAATCAATACTGGTATTGTTAAGATGGCCGAGACGGGACACCTCAGGCTCCACAAACGTCCGGTAGATGTACCGGACATTATTGAAATCACCAACTTCAAGAAATACCAGCACATACACGCCCATGAGGCGCGCTCGGATCTGACAAACGAGGACACTGTCGATACATGTACCGTGAATGTACTTAAAAGTCTTAAATGTGAGCCGGCTTCAGCTTCAGCTTCAGCTTCAGCTTCAGCTTCAGCTTCAGCTTCCCCTCCGCTCTGCTCCGGGTCTTCGGAAGCTCCGCTTCCTCATCCCCAGAGCAGAGGGCCCCTCCCCGTGCCGGAGGCCGGACCCGAGCCGGGCACCGACGACCGGACCCGACCCTTGCCTCAGGCGCCGGCGGAGGCCGCCGACGCTTCGGCCTGTGGCCTGGACTCGGAGGCGGGGACACCGGACCCGGACCCGGAGGCCTCCGGCCGGCAGGTGCCGACGGCGGAGACCAACGCCGATCCCGGAGCCCACCGCCTGGACGACCCCAAGCCTGAACCCGCCGACGTCACCCCATGGGCCGCATGGGTCGAGGACCTCGTCGCCGTCAGCGACGACGACCCGAAGTTCGTCCGACGCTACGCCCAGGCTGCGCTCGAGGCGCTGGTGCAATTCTGGGACGCGCGCGGCGGACGGTTCACCGCCAAGCGGCAGCGAGACCTCGCCAGGCGCATGACGCCGCTGTCGGCCGACGTGCAGCTCATCGCCTGCGAAATCCTCGTGGACAAGTTCAACGGCGTTCGCGACGAGCGATTTCTCATCGGCATCGCACGCAAACTCGCGCTGCTGGCGCCGGCCGAGTTCGAGGCCGACATCCAACGACACCGCCGCTCGATGCACGACGGCGGCCTGCTCGCCGAGACGATGACTGCCATCGAAAACGAAGGAGTTGCGTGATGGCGATCGGAAGGGCAACGCGCTCGGAAACTGACATCGACGCCGGGAACCCGCACATCGCTGACATCGATCAGCGGTGGATTGCGATCCGCGAGGCGATGGCCGGCTACGACGGCGCTCAGGCTGCACGACTGTTCGAGGACATCGAGCGCAGACAGGTGTCGATCGCGAACGCCTGCTACTGGCGCACAAACGAGTGGCTCGTGTCGTGGTTTCGCGAGAGAGATTCGCGTAGCTCTGACGTCCACCACATGCATACCGACTTCGCCAACGATTGCTTCGTGAACTGGATCCGCGGCATCTACACAGATCGCTCACTCGCCGAAAACTGGAAGCCTCAGCAACTGCCGTTCATGCTGCAGGAGCTGCGCAAACACGGCGCAATGCTCGCCGAACAACGCACCACCAGGGGGTACGAACCATGACCACGCTGCTCAAGAGGGCAAGCGCTCTGCTCGCGATTGCAATCGCGGCTCTGCTTACGATCGAGGCATGCACGGCGATGCAAGACGGCGATCACTGCGCCGCTGTGGTCGCAGCCGGAATGGCCGCATGCGTCGGCGCACTGTGGCTCGCTGTCAACGCGATCACGGCGAGGTGCTCGTCATGAGCCGCTGGTTGCGATTGTGGGCCATCGCTGCTGCACTCGCTGCCGGTGCGTCGGTTTGCGAGTGGATCGTGCCTGCACACGCCGCGGCCATCGCTCTGTCGCTGATGTCCGCGGTCTACGTCGGACTCGCCCTCGGTGAGATGGAATTGGACTACTGGCGGGGTCGGGTCCGGGACTCCGACGTCAGGCTCAGGGAGTGCCTGGCATGGCGCCAGGAGGAGGCCTGGATCCGGCAGTCGCGGGGACGCGCTCCCGGCTCAGGCGCCGGCTGTCCGAGGCCGCTCGACTACGATGACGCTGGGTGTCCTAGCGTGACGAGTGCCCGGAAAGGCCTTCAAAAGGCCGTAGAAACGATGCGACCCCCTCGTGGCTAGGGCTGCCGCGGGGAGGGGGTGATCGTTTGATGTGGAGGCAGTGAGAGGCCTCAGGAGTCACTTCCAGAGCAACGTAAGGACGGTCGGCGATGATAACAGAGAAACGGCAGGATGTGAGCGGAACAGACGGCATCGATCGGATCGACTCATGACCGCCAACGGACACTGGCTCGAGGCCGCCGTTATCGCCTCCGCTCGCGCATACCAAACCAGAGGCGTTGCCTGCATTCAGAAAATCGCTACGCCAGCTGGACAAACAAAGGACGGACGCTTCTACCGCGAACGATCCACCGTCGATTTCGTCGGTGTCTATATGGGCGCGCCCGTCGCCTTCGATGCCAAGGTCACTCAAAAACCGTACCTCCAGCACTACAACGTCCACGATCACCAACTCGAGTTCCTCCGCGCTTTCACCAAAGCAAAAGGCATCGGGGCCCTACTCGTTGCCTTCGAAAACCAAGGCATCGGTGGATCATTTTTCGTTCACGTCGACTGGTACGACGACGTCAAAGATGAACTCGCATCCAGATCGTCAATACCGCTCTCGCGCTTCGTCACCGCTGCAGAACGTGATGACGAACGCTGCTTCCGTGTCACACATGGACAACACGGACTCGCCGTCCCATTCGCTGACGCACTCGACAAAATCATCGGCGCCAGGAGGGACGCATGACCAAGCCGAAGAGCACTGTCAAAATGCCGGACGCTGTCTGGGATGAAATCAGAGACGAGTATGAGGCCGGACATTCGTGCGTCAGCATTATCAAGAAATACGGCGTCGCAGAGGCCACACTGCACTGGAGACGAGCCAAAGGTAAGTGGCAACGGAAGACCACCAAGGAGGCAGAGAAAGCCGTCAGGATGGCCACCATTGAGCCGACGCCGACCAATATCAGGGCCGCGGTCAGCGTCTTAGAGAAGAGAGTTCAGGCTGATGTCCCGTCGACATCTCGGCCTCGCGGCGGCGCCGCCGACCTCAAATCGGCCCGCGCCGCACTGCCCGTCGAGGCCCTCCGAACCATGAACCTGGTCGACATCCTGATCGCCAAGCTCACGCAAATACTGAAGTCAGTTCAACTTACAGACGACGACACGCCGCTCAGGGAGCGCACCAAGAGCTTCCTGGATCTCACGAACGCCCTGCAGAAGCTGCAGGAGATCGAGCGCACGGCACTCGGCTTCGACGACGGCCGGGTCAATGCCGGCGGCACAGTGGTGATCATGGTGCCTCAGAAGCAGAACGAGGACGACTGGTCGCGCAACGTGAAGCAGATCCAGCCGTTACGTGTTGAGAACAGCGAATGAGCGCGCGTGTCACAAGATGGATGGTCTTGTGCTGCGGCGGGCGCAACTCGTTGCTGCCCATAATGTTGCTGCGCCTGCTCGCAGCCCGTGACACGTTGGTGCGCCGGAATTCGCCGGCCTTCGGATCTCACTTCGCCCGCGGTCGCGCCGGCTGGCGAGGGGCCGGCGCCGGGGGCGGGGGTGGGGGGTCCCGGCCGGGGGCCGCCTCCGGTTATACATGTCCTCCCTCCCAATTTTTGAAATTTTCCAGTGGATGTTCCACGTGGCAGGAAGGGGTTTGCGAGTGTCCAGCGAGTTGATCGATGGGGTTGAGTCTGCTGCGATGAGTGACGCTCTCGCTGCTTTGTTTTTGACGAACAGTCTTCGACGCCTTTATCGAACGGCGTCATCGGAGGGTCGTCTTGATCCTGGGATTGCTCGTGAGACGGGTTTGCCGACTGGCAGTGTACGGTGTGTGACGTGTGGGATGTTGAGTTGGGACGACGTGAGTGCAGCTGACTGTTGTGTGAACGAGGGTACTCGTTCGGAGTTGGTGTGGACGTCACCTCCGGTGGGAACAGCAGCGAGGATTGACGACGCGCGGTTGTTGGTATCGGCGTTCGACGGGAAGTGGCGTGAGCGTGGTCTGTCGTGTCGGCACCACTTATCGGTGCAGTTGAATTTTTATCCTGGCTTGTGGACGAAGGCGTTGGCTGGTGACGTGGTCTGGCTGTCGATGGGCACCTGGCTTCGGTTGCTGTCTTTGTTTGGTGGTACGGTGCCTGGTTGTGTCGAGTTCGATGGCGAGGACGAAAGGGGCGCCCTCTGCGAGTCTCGCAGGCGGCGGTAGCGGTTTACGAAAGGGGTGCAGCGATGAAGAGGTTTCTGATGGTCTTGGTATCGGCAGCCATGTTAATCGCTCTGACGGTGAGCGCTCAGACGACGGCTGTGCAGACGACGTTCACGTGGACGGCTCCGACGACAGGCAGTGCCTGCCATCACTACGACGTGCAGCAGAGCGTCAGCGGTGGGACGTGGACGGACCGTGTGGAGAAGCCGGCGACGACATCTCTGGCGATCACGGCATCTGTTGGCATTCCGATACAGATACGTGTGCGTGGTGTAGACGTTCTCGGCCGCGCCGGTGTGTGGTCAGACCCGTCAGACGGTTGGACACCTGACGCTGGTGCACCTGGAGCTTGTGGGAAGCCTTCGCGGTCGTGAGAGTAATGAGAGTAACCATCTGCACGTTTCAGGGGGTGTAGAGATGAGAACTCTGGCTTTGCGCCGAGGTGCAAAATTGGTTGCTGTTCTATTTGTGATCGCGGCCGTCTCTCTGATGCTTTTGGATTCTGGTGCACCCGCTGTGCACACACCAGCGCGACCTGGGAAGCCACAATTCTGACGAGCTGTTTTTGGCGTTGAAAGGTGAGGTTCTCTATGCTGTCACGACGCGACGAGTTCGCCAAGGCGGCGATGCAGGGGATGATGGCTCACGGGTGGTGTGATGGTAACGACGATTACACCATCGGTAGCGCCGTCGCTGCTGCCGACGCCCTGATCGCCAAGCTGGACGAGGGGCGGGACGACGACGAGTACAGCAAGCTGCGAATCGACCACGACAAGATGTTTGACGAGGTGGTCCGCCTCCGCGCCGA